ACAGATCACAAATAGTAAAAGTAGAACACTTTCCAATACAAACACTAAGAGCTGAAAAAGCAAATGACAAAGGTGAGATAAAAGGTTATTACTATTTTCACGATTGGTCAAAGTACAATAATAGATCAACTGCTAAAAGAATAGCAGCATTTGGTACAACACAAAATGAAGCAAACGAAATATTAGTTATAAAGCCATATAAGGCAGGTTATTTTTATTATGCACCGCCTTGTTATATGGGGGCATTACCTTATTGTGAACTAGAGGCAGAGGTAGCTAATTATCACATTAACAACATACAAAGCGGAATGGCACCGAGTATGCTTATTAATTTTAACAATGGTACGCCTGATGAAGAACAAAGAGATTTAATAGAAAGAAGAATATATGAAAAGTATAGCGGTAGTTCTAATGCAGGTAAATTTATTTTAGCGTTTAACGATAATTCAGAAAGTGCAGCCACAATAGATGCGGTGCAATTATCTGACGCACATAATCAATATCAATTTTTATCAGATGAGGCAACTAAAAAAATTATGGTAGGTCATAGAGTTGTTTCTCCAATGCTGCTTGGTATAAAAGATAACAGCGGTCTTGGTAATAATGCTGATGAATTAAAACAAGCGAGTATATTATTTGACAATATGGTAATTAGAGTTCAACAAGAATATCTAATTGATGCTTTTGAAAAAATACTAGCTTACAACAATATTTCTCTAAACCTTTACTTTACTACACTACAACCTTTAGAGTTTACAGATCTTGGAAACAATGTCGTTGATGAAGAAACTAGAGAGGAAGAAACAGGTGTAGACCTTAGTGCAGAAGTAGAACTCAGCGAAGATTTTACTAATGAGTTATTGAAGATGGGGGAAGATGAGGACTTAGAGGAGTGGGAGCTAATTGAAGAGGCACCAGTTGATTATGAGAAAGACGAAGAGTTGAATAGTAAAATAGAGTTAGCATCAACAGGAAGTGCAAAGCCAAATGCTAAAAGCGAACAAGATGGAGAAAACAAAGATGGGTTTCGCTATAAAGTTAGGTATCAGTACGCTCCCTTAAAAGAAACTATACGAGATGGTAAAAGTGTAACTCGTGATTTTTGCAGTAAAATGATTGATGCAAAAAAAATATATAGAAAAGAAGATATTATGGCTATGAGTAGTAAGTCAGTAAATCCTGGTTGGGGACCAGGAGGTTCTAACACTTATGATGTATGGCTTTATAAAGGTGGTGGTAATTGTCATCATTTTTGGATGAGAAAAGTATATAGGTCAAAAACAGTAACACCTGATGCAAAAAACCCTAGATCAGAAATTAGTGTAAATGAAGCAAGAAGAGAAGGGTTTAGACCTGAGACAAATGACAGAGATGTTGCAAAGAGACCTGTAGATATGGATAACAATGGATTTTTAGCATAAGAAGATGGCACAAGTATTATTTATAAAAGTAAGCACACTAAAAAAACACACAATATTAGACGGTAATGTTGATGTAGATAAACTATTACCATACATAAAAATTGCACAAGAGATACATATACAGAATTTCTTAGGCACAAAATTATATGACAAAATTATAGAGTTTATTAATGCAGGTACACTTACAGCATTAGCAAACCCTAATTATCTAAACCTCGTAAACAACTACATACAACCTGCACTTATACATTTTGCTATGATGGATTATTTACCATTTGCTGCATATCAAGTAAAAAATGCAGGAGTATTTAAACACATTAGCGAAAACGCAGAAAGTGTAACTAAAAATGAGGTAGACTATTTAGTAAATAAAGAAAGAGAATTTGCAGAGTATTATATAAGAAGAATGATAGATCATTTAAATTTTAACTCTAATAATTTTCCAGAGTACAATCAGAATGTAAATGATGATGTGTATCCAGACAAAGACAGTTTATTTAACGGTTGGGTATTATGAGAAAAAGATATAAAGTAAAAGAGAGTAACATAACAAAATTAAAAAAGTATATAAAAAAAATAAAAAATGGCAACACTAACAGGCAATTCAATAAGTAGTACTTATACCAGTCTTTTAAAAGTTGGTGATAATGGAACTTTAGCTGCAGCTTTACAAAGCATAAGTGATGGTGCAGGTAATACAGCAGGTATTTCATTAAATACAGGAGGAGATTTAACAGCGACTGGTACGGTAACTGCAAATGCTTTTAGTGGACCTTTGACAGGTAATGTAACTGGTACTGCAAGTTTAGCATCAAATTTAACAGGTACACCAAATATTTCAGTCGGAACTATTTCTGCCTCAGGGACTATAACTGGTAATGTAACAGGAGACATAACAGGTGATGTTACAGGTAATCTTACAGGTAATGTTACTGGAAATGTAAGCGGTAGTTCAGGATCAACAACAGGAAATGCGGCTACTGCGACTGCATTACAGACGGCAAGAACAATATCTGGTGTATCGTTTGATGGTACTGCAAACATAAGTTTGACAACGTCAAACATATCAGAAGGAAGTAATTTATATTACACAGGAGAGAGAGTAGACGATCAGGTAAACACTTTATTACAAGCAGGTACAGGTATCTCAAAAACATATGACGATGCAAGTAATACATTAACTATTACAAACAGTGCCCCAGATCAAACAGTAGCACTTACTGGGGGCACAGGAATTTCTACCACAGGAACTTATCCTAACTTTACAATTACTAACTCAGCACCTGACCAAACAGTAAGTTTAACAGCAGGTAGTAATGTAACTATTTCAGGTACCTATCCAAACTTTACAATAGCAGCAAGTGCTAGTGGTGGTGGTATTGCATTAACAGACTTATCTGCTACTGATGCAGGAGGTTTAGGTTCGTTTGCTTACAACTCTTCTACTGGAGTATTTACATATACTGGTCCCTCAAACTCAGATGTAACAAGTTTAGTAACAAAATCTTTAGTAGACGGTTTAGGTATAGCGGCAAGTACAGCAGCTACACTCGCTACACCAAGAACTATAAACGGCACATCATTTGACGGATCTGCAAACATAAGTTTTGATACAGATTCTGTAAGCGAGGGAAGTTCAAACCTTTATTATACTGACGCACGTTTTGACACAAGGTTAGGTACAAAAACAACAGATAATTTAACACAAGGTTCAAGTAATTTATATTTTTCAAATGAACTTGTAGATGACCGTGTAGCTAATTTAATAGTTGCAGGTACCTCAATATCAGCCACTTACGATGACAGTGCAAATAGTTTAACTATCGCAAATACAGCACCAGATCAAACTGTTGCTTTAACTGGTGGTACTGGCATAACAACATCAGGTACTTACCCTAACTTTACAATAACAAACAGCTCACCAGATCAGACAGTAGCTTTAAGTGCAGGTTCAAATGTAACTATTAGTGGTACATATCCTAATTTTACTATTGCAGCTACAGACACTAACACGACTTACTCTGCAGGAACTGGTTTAGCTTTAGGAGGTACAACATTTAGTTTAGATGCAGGATTAAATAATTTAACAGACGTAAATCTTACAAGTCTTGCTGCAGGGCAAATACTAATATATGATAACAGCAATAGCTACTTTGAAAATGCAACTCTAACTGCAGGTTCTAATGTAAGTATTACAAATGCAGATGGTGCGATAACTATCGCAGCTACAGATACACAAACAGATAGTTTTAAAACAATATCAGTATCAGGTCAATCAGATGTTGTTGCTGACAGTGCAACAGACACTTTAACTTTAGCTGCAGGATCAAACGTTACAATAACAACTACAGCAGGGACAGACACAATTACAATTGCTGCTACAGATACAAATACCACATATAGTGCAGGTACAGGTTTAAGTTTATCTACTACTACATTTTCTTTAAATGCAGGTTTAAACAATCTTACAGATGTTAATTTATCATCACCTGCTGCAGGACATTTATTAATTTATGACAATAGTAATAGTTATTTTGAAAACGCTACACTAACAGCAGGTACTGGTATAGGAATAACAAATGCTGACGGAGCAATAACTATAGCAAACACTGCTACAGGAGATAATGCTTTTGGAAACATAGCTGTATCAGGACAAACTACAATAGCAGCAGATAGCACTAACGATACGCTTACAATAGCGGCAGGAAGTAATGTTACACTTACTACAAATGCAAGTACAGATACATTAACTATTGCAGCTACAGCAGGAGAAAATACAATAGCAATAGACACATTTACTGGTAATGGTAGTACAGCAGCTTACACACTAAGCAACTCGGCTAGTAGCGAAAACGAATTACAAGTTTATTTTGATGGTGTATATCAATTACATAGTTCATATACAGTATCAGGTACAACATTAACATTTGATACAAATGTGCCTAATGGTACTAATATAGAAGTATATCATTTAGTGTCTGTAAACCTAAGTAACGTAGTGCAAACTTTAACAGGTGGTGATGGTATTACAGCTTCTGCAAGTACAGGTAATGTAACTGCTAGTTTATCATCTACTACACCTAATGCGTTTACAATAGGTGGTAACGGATCAACAGGTGGTGTTACATTAAATGATGGTTCTATACAAATGAGATCAGGAACTGGAAGTGTAGCTGAAATTAGAATGTATTGTGAGGTAAGTAACGCACATTATCAAACTATAAAAGCACAACCACACTCAGCCGCTAGTTCAGCAGTATTAACTTTACCAACTGCTACAGGTACATTAGTTGCTACTGGTGACACAGGTAGCGTAGCAACTGGTATGGTAGCTGACAATGGTATTACTCACGATAAACTAGAAAATAGATATACTGCATTAAGTGCTTTAGGAACAGGAAGTACTTTTGCATTAGACTTTAGTGCAGCTAGTACGTTTACAGCAACTGCAAACGCAAATGCTACGTTTACGTTTAGTAATGCAGCACAAGGTCAAGTAATAGATTTAATATTAACAGGAGATTATACAATAACATTTAGTGAAACAGGTTCAACATTTAACAAAGTAGGTACAACAGATTACGATGGTACAGCAAATAACTTAATACAAATAGTTTGTACTGACGATAGTTCAGGTTCTAAAATTTACCACTATTCTATTGCAACTTACACTAGTGATCCAACACCATAATAATTATGAGAGCAATAAATATAAACGGAGAAATAAAAATATATAATAAATTACCACATTATTGGAATGGTAAAAAACACTATGTAGGTGGCTTTGCAAGTTCACCAGTAGAAGTGTTAGAAGAAGAAGGTTTTTACGAAGTAGTAGATCCGCAATATGATTCAGATATAGAAGAACTAGGTGAATTGTATTTAGAAGATAATAAATATTATTATACAGTTATACAAAAAAAGTGGTCACAAACTTTAGCTGAATTAAAAGAAAATAAAATTAATAATTTACAGCATTATACAAATAATGAATTAGCTAAAACTGATTGGTATTATATAAGGCAATTACACAGGGGTATTAACGTGCCACAAGAAATAGATGATGAAAGAACTGCAATATTAGCAAGTCATAATGAACACGAAACAGCAATAAACGCATTAACTAAAAAAGCAGACGTAGTAAAATATGAGTTTAGGTAAAAGATTAATAGAAACAGCAGGAGAACCATCAATAGAAAACTTTAATATAGTTACCTATACTGGTAATGGAAGCACGACTGGACCTGTTGTAACAGTTGGATTTAAACCGGATATGATTTTTATTAAACGAAGAGATTCTGCTGATGCTTGGTATGTTTATGATTCTACAAGAAGTACATCAAACCCAAGAACTAAAATACTTTTATTAAACGGCGACAATGCGGAATTAGACAATACTGCTTATTACTCAGTAGATTTTTTAAGTGATGGATTTCAACCTAAAAGTTCTTTATCAACCGCAACAAATGCTAGTGGAGGGGAATATGTTGCTTACTGCTTCAAAGCAAACGGAGGAACTACAAGCACGGATAGTAATGGAACTGTAAACAGTACAGTGCAAGCAAATACAAATTTAGGTTTTTCAATAGCAACAACTACAAATAATAGTGGTAGTAATCAAACTTTTGGTCACGGACTTGGAACTACTCCTGAATGGATTATTAGAAAAAAAACAAGTGCTGCTTTAAATTGGACAAACTATTTCACTGTATTAGATGGTAGTTTAGATTATATGAATTTCAATACAACAACAGCTAAAGATAATAGTGGGTATCCTTTACCAACTTCTACAGTTTTTACTGTACCTACTAATGGTACTTGGATTTTTTATTCTTTTGTTTCAATCTCAGGTAAAACAAAATTTGGAACATATACATCTAATGCAACCACAAAAATTAACACAGGGTTTCAACCAGATTTTTTTATATTTAAATATCTTGGTAGTGGTGATTGGTACGTACAAGATAAAACGCAATCAGAAAGTGTAACAGGTATTCACGGAGGCGATTTAATTAAAAAATATTATGTAATTAATTCAAGTGCTGCTGAAAATTCAGTATCTACTGGAGGAGTTGAAATTATGAGTGATGGTTTTTACCCTACAAACTGGTTTGACACAACAAATGGGGTTTTTTATTGGGCAATGAAAATATTTTAATAATAATAATAAAAAGATATGGCAACAACTAAAGTAACAACAAACGTAATAGCAGATGATGCGATAACAAGCGCAAAAATAACAGACGCTAATATAACTAATGCTAAAATAGCAGCAGACGCTGTAGATGGAACTAAAATAGCAGATGATAGTATTAATTCAGAACATTACGTAGATGGTTCTATCGATACAGTGCATTTTTCATCAACAACTGAAATTGCACTAGTAACTGACCAAAATAGTGGTAACTTAAAATTATGGAGTGGAAGTCAAGCACAGTATGACGCTTTAACACCTGATTCTAATACAATATATTTTATAGTATAATTTAAAATAATAATATGCCAATTAATAAATATTCATCAGCTTTATCTGCAATTTATAAAGGCACATCAACTGTTACTAAAGCATATAAAGGAACTAACCAAATATACCCTAATATTACAGAATATTCAATAGATTTTTTAGTTATAGCAGGAGGTGCATCGGGTGGTTCTAATGGTGGAGGTGGAGGAGCTGGTGGTATAAGAACATCTTATGGTTCGTATTCTGGAGGTGGTTCAGGCTCTGAATCTTCAATAACAGTTACAGGTGGAACTTCTTATACAATAACAGTCGGTGCTGGTGGAGCAGCACAAACAACATATCAAGCAAGAGGTAACGCAGGTGGAACATCATCTATATCAGGTTCAGGTTTAACAACTATTTCTACAGTAGGAGGTGGAGGTGGTGCTTCAAATAACTTGCCTGATGGTTTGAGTGGAGGTTGTGGTGGTGGTGCTGGTACAACACCTAGTGGTGGTGGGCATAGTGGAGGTTCAGGTACATCAAGCCAAGGGTTTGCAGGAGGTGATACTACAACTAATGGTCACCCGTACACAGGTGCTGGTGGTGGAGGTACTGAAGAAGCAGGTTTTGATTCAGCAACAAACGCCTCAGCAGGAGGTGATGGTTTGTCTGTTAGTATTACTGGGTCAGCCGTTAGATATGGCGGTGGAGGTGGTGGTACTGGTGGTACAGGTGTTGGACATTCTGGCGCTGGTGGTGCTGGTGGTGCTGGTGGAGGTGGAAATGGCGGTGATTACAATGGTAATGGTCAGGACGCAACTTCTAATACTGGAGGAGGTGGTGGTGCTTCAGGAGATGCTACAGTTTCAGGAGCAGGTGGTTCAGGTGTTACAATACTTCGTATAGCGACATCAAATTATTCAGGAACTACAACTGGAAGTCCTACTGTAACAACAAGTGGAAGTGATACAATATTAAAATATACAGGAAGTGGAACTTATACAGCGTAAATTATGGCACATTTTGCAGAAATAAACGAAAATAACATAGTAACAAGAGTAATTGTTGTACACAACAACGAATTATTAGTAGGCGATACAGAATCTGAACAAAAAGGTATTGATTTTTGTGAAGGTTTATTTAGACACAGAAATTGGGTACAAACATCTTACAATGGCAATATGAGATATAATTTTGCTGGTGTTGGTTATACTTGGGATCCTGATAATAATGCGTTTTATGCACCACAACCATATCCAAGTTGGTCTTTAAACGAAGATTATAAATGGGAGGCACCTATACCTTACCCAGAAGATGGATCACCTGAAAAAATATATCAATGGAATGAAGAAAATCAAGAATGGAAAGTAATAGAAATAACAATATAATAAAATGAGCGAAATAAATATTGACGAAATTAAAAAGAAAAAATTTAACATTAGTGTAGAAAATTTAGTAACTATCGGTATGGTAATAGTAACCGTTACTGGTATGTACTATAGTTTGCAAGACGAGATTGAACTGGCTAAGCAGTTGCCAGAACCAGAGGTATCAAGAACAGAATTTTCTATGAAAGACGAACTTATACGAGAAAAAGTAATAAACATAGAAGAGAAAGTAAATGCTAATGGTGAAAAACTGCAAGATATAGACGAAAAGCTATATGAAATGATAAAAGATAAAAGATGAGAAATTTAATAATAGCATTACTATTTACAACATTTAGTTTTGGTCAAGAAATAACAATAGTACATTTTAATTATAAATGGAACGATCAAAACGCATATAGAAAATTAGATAGATTAAGTAATGTAAAAGTGCAATACGCTTTCGTAGAAGATCAAGCTGATATTATAAAAAGGTCAATAAAGTCTGTTCCAGTTATTCAAATATATAGGAACGGAAAACCAGTTATACGATACGAGGCAGGTCTTAGAATGCGTATAGAAAAAAGCGTACAAGATATACAAGCAGATATTGATAGCTTAATTGTAAAATAAATTAAAAAATTATAACTTTAGTATTATGAATAAAACAATAACAAAAAAATTAAAGATTAGTCTTGCAATAATTTTAACATCATACCTTGCAATACAATTTTTAATTTGTTTACTAACACACTAATTATGAAAGAAATCTGGAAAAGGATATTAAAAGAGGTTGAGAATGCCTTTTGGACACAAGTACCATATATTATATGGAGTTTTGCTTG